TCTTAGGAACTTGGTGGTAACTGAACTTCCAGAACCAAGCCTTGCAACATTTACCGTTCCAGAACTTAAGTTTGAAGCGTTACCTGCTGTAAATCCTCCAGACGTTCCAGTAGTGTTCTGATTACCAGCAGCGTTAACACCAGGGAGATTTATATTTGCTGATCCATCAAAGCTAACGCCTCCAATCGTTCTAGCAGTTGCCAATGTCTTAGCAGTAGAAGCAATATTGCTATTTGTTTGAACAGCGTTACCCATCAAAGAGTGTGCTGAGCATTGATAATGCAATACTTGTGGAGTTGTATCTGAAACAACTATCTGCGTGTAAGCACCAGACGAACCAGCAGTACCGCTAGTAGTAACGCCTGTTGTATAAGCAGTTGTCTTATCTGCCTCTAAGTAAAAACGTAATGGATGGCCTGAGTTAGAACTATCTGCCTGATCAAATTTATATGTACGGCCTGGAGTGAGAGTAAGGAATGGTGATTCTTTACCATTGATTTTGTATCCAGAACTAGATCCAGATCCGTTATATCTATGAGCACCTGTTTTACTTGCAACAGTAACCGTTAATGTTTTTGTGTTGCCTGTATAAGTTGCGTTTAAATTTGAAAATCCAACTAAAGCTCCATCGTTTGTAAGTGTTGCATCTCCTGTAAATGTTGGTGATGAACTTGAACCTGGATCGACCCAAGATAAAGTTCCAGATCCATCACTAGCTAAGACATAACCAGAAACAGCAGCATCAGTAGCAGGAAGAGTAAGAGTAAAGCTACTAGCAATTGTTCCAGGCGATTGAAGGGCTACATAATGTGAGCTATCAGAATCTTTAAAGCGAAGATCGGCTTGAGCGTTCAAATTAATATCACCACTACTTGTTAAACCCGTAAGAGTTCCAAGAGAAGTAATTGCAGATTGAGCAGCACCCGTAACAGTTGCAGCACTTCCAGAAACATTACCTGTGACGTTTCCAGTAAGGTTTGCAACGAACGCACTCGCTGACTTATCCCATAAACCATTACTGGAATCCCCAGTAAAAGTGACATCTCCTGTGAACGTGCCACCAGCAAGAGGCATTTTTGTTGCGTCAGTTGCACTATCAGCAGCCCAAGTAAGTGTTGTAGGTGTTGATGCGTCAGCCTTCAGTACTTGGTTCGCTGTTGGTGCAACAGCAGGGAGAGTAAGTGTTATATCTCCTGATTGAGCTTGTGCTTTTAAACCTGTGTAATTACTACCATCACCATCTGATTCACTTAGCCTTAATTCTTTTCCATTATCAATGATTAGGTGGTCTGTCATTGTGCCACCAGCTTTAGGCAAAGCAGCATTAGCTGTTGTAGCAGCAGCATCAGCAGCATCTTTCGCAACTTTTACCGCCGCAGGAGTAGCAGCCGTAGAAGTAGAAGTAGACGCTGCACTATCTGTTAATTGAAGAACACCAACTGCACTTGTCGTTCCAGTAGTTACTTTTGAACCTGTAATTGCAGCAGAGTTTGAAATATCAGCATTAACAATTGCTCCAGCAGTAATAGATGTTAAACCTGCATTATTGATTCCTATATCACCTGTAACTGCTACTGCTGTTGGGACGTTTGATCCATTACCAACAAGGATTTGAGCAGAATTTAAAGCAGCTAATTTACTAAAAGCAATCGCAGCATTAGCAGCTAAATTTGCATTAACTAAACTTCCATCAACCATTGTTGATGTAACAGTATTAGTATCTCCAGTAGTAATTAATGTTCCTGTTACGTCAGGAAAAGTAATAGTTTTATCTGAAAGTGTTGGATCGGCTACTGCAAGAGTTAGCTCATAAGCATCAATAGTACTTCCTTCAAAAACAATCGACCCAGTGTTAGAAATTAATAGCTGACCAGTACAAGTACCACCAGCAAGTCCCATCTTTTCCGTCTCAAGTTCTTGTAACGCATCCTGCACGTTAGTCGAACTTAATTGACCATAAGGTGTGAAAGTGATGTTAGAAGCAACTTGCCCCGCTACGGTCTGCGATAAATCGATCTCATTCCAACTACTACCACCGCTATTTGTAACTCCTAAAATATAATCAGGAGGTGAAAGTGATACAACTGGAGCTGGTGCGGAAGGCGTTCCAGCAACATCAACTACCACATATAATCCATCTGTCGTTGCACTAGGAGTAGGTAAATTACTTCCAACTGCTAAACCAGCCGCTATTCCTGCGGTGGTCGTACTAGCCATTTTCGATGTGCTTGCATTAAAAGTTCCACCAAAGACCAATGAACCTTTCGTTAATGTGGTTATTGCTTGCCAAGCGTTTCCATCCCAAATAAACGCATCTTCAGAAACAGTATCAAATAAAATTTGTCCACTAAATTGTGCTGTTGGATATCCACTTTGAGCAATGGATTGAAAGATTGCAGTAGAAGTATTTGATAACTTACTTCCATCAATTGAATCATTACCTATCCTTGCTGCTGCAATACTTCCTGTTGTTATTTTAGTTGCATCAAGCGATGGGATGTCTGAAGCTGAAAGAGTTGTTCCAGCAGTAGCAACACCTTTATTATTTACAGTTAATTTTGTAAATGTTCCTGTACTGATTCCACTTGTTGAAGTTGTAAGACCTCCTGAACCATCGACAGTTAAACCTCCACCACTTGTAATTGCAACAGCACCTTTAGCAGATGTTGTAGCTGTTGGAAGATTTGCTGAAACAAGTCCAGTTGCTGCTGTTATTTGTCCTTGATTATTAAAAGTTATTCCGCTAACTGTTGCTCCAGTAACGCTATTAGAAAGAGATAACGCACCAGCACCAGTAACAGTTAGGCCAGCACCAACAGAAACACCACCAACAGCAGATGTAGTAGCGAGGGGAAGATCACTAGCTGCCAAAGCTACCGTTCCCGTGATCAACCCCTGTGCGTTATAAGTAATTCCTGATCTTGTTGCTGCTGTAATTGCATTATTTATTCCAAGATTTCCACTAGCAACATTGATAGAACGATCAAGATTTGATGTATTTAACTTTGCAGGTGTAATTGTGCCATCAGCTATCTTCGTAGTAGTTACAGCATTTGCAGCGATCTTTGCTTCTGTTACAGCGTTACTAGCTATCGCACCAGCATCAACAGCATTATTAGCTAATTCACTATCGGTTATTGCATTAGCAGCAATTTGAGTAGAGCCAATTGCTCCTGTCGCTAAAATTGTTCCTGGTAAATTATCTGCTAATTTCGCTGTGGTGACTTGATCATCAGCAATCTTCGCAGTTGTTACAGCGTTTGAAACTATTGCTGCTGTGTCAACCGCATTGTTAGCTAACTCACTAGCACCGACAGCATTAGCAGCTATATTTCCTGATCCAATCGTATCTGTAGCTATCTTTGCTCCCGTTACTGCGGCATTAACAATGGCTGCTGTATCGACAGAATTATCTGCTAATTCAGACGAACCAACAGCATTAACTCCTATCTGTGCAGACGTAATAGAATTACCAGTTATTTTTGCCCCAGGAATATCACCATCACTAATATTTAATTTTGCATAAACTATCTCTCCATTATTAATTTTTACATTGGTAATTGCATTACTAGCAATAGCAGCAGTATCAACAGCATTATCCGCAAGTTCAGACGCACCAATGGCATTGGCAGCTATTTGTGTTGCTGTAATAGTATTATTTACTAATTTCGCACCTGTAATTGTAGCGTCAGTTATTTTTACAGCAGTAACGGCTCCGTCAGCTATCTTTGCAGTAGTAATAGCTAAATTCTGTATAGCTGCTGTTGCAACTTGGTTCGTTCCTAATGTCCCAACTTTTGCACCAGGAATTGATGCATCATCAATTAATGCAGCTCCAGCTTCTATTAGGTCTTTAACTGTTACTTTTTTTGTCTCTGATGCACTTACATCGACGATAGGTAATGGATCTGTTGCTGCTACGCTTCCTTCAGGAAGTACCGTCAGATTACTAATTTCAAGATCTGGCATTGACCCGTGACTAAACCAATATCAATATCTTACTTTCTATTTGCTTTTTTGTTACTACTCTTGCTCTAAAACAATAGGATCTCCACTCTCTTGTAAAAGTTTGTCTGAGTCTTCTTGTAATAAATAGGAGTCAGGAGCACCAATATTTAATGAAATCTCACCGCTAGTAACAAATTCAATTCGAGCTTGGATTTCATTTGTTGCCTCTACATTTAAGGCGGCACTTGTTACAACACACTTGCTTTCGTAATAAACAGTTTTCTTTTTATCTGCTGGATCTCTGTAAATATAAAATCTTCCATCAAAATCTGATCCTTGTTGCAGACGAACCACTAACTGAGCTAAATAAACAGGCAACTCTGGATATTTCGAGGCTGAACCTTGCTTTGCCGTTTCGTCACCATGTATATGTTCCCATAGACAAGTCATTGAACCTTGTCCAGAAATTAATCCAGAATCATATTGGTCTCTAAATTCTCTTCCCAAAGTTGTTGTATCTACTTGATCTCTATTGGTTGTAATTTCAAATTCTTTTACATTAGCTACATGTCTAAATGAATCATTCTTAGTTTTTATATTAATTTCTTGCTTTGAACTAGGAGCAACTAAAGCCAAAGCATCTGCAATTAAACCTGTAACAGCTTTTTCAAATGTATTGAAAAGTCTTATTCCATCAGCTTTATCTATATGAACAAAACCAGCCCAATCAGGATGACTATGACTTGCAACAAGTTCTAAAGTCGATCCATCAACTGTTGATATTTCTACACGATCTCCAGATATTAACGTCCCTAAAGAATGATCAACACCAAATCTTTTACTTGTTGCATTGACATCTGCTGGATCTAAATCCGTGTTAAATCCTCCAGACGCAGAATCTCTGGAAATAGCAATTTCGCCACTTTGTCCAAAATAAACAGTCAAGACTTAAGAACCAGTAGGAAGCTTGTTTTCGACAGGAGCACCGTTAGCTTCAAAAGAAATATCACAAGATGAAACTTCACCCATTGAACTACTCATTCCAATACTTGTAATAAATACAAAAAATGTAATTGAACGATTTGTACCAACTTCTAACTTAAGTTTCAATTCTGCACTTTCATCATTTTCTCCATCACCGCCAGAAGAAGAAGTCTCACTTACTTTTATTGAATTTTCAAGAATATCCTTAAGGTTTGAACTTCCATCAGTCGATTGATAAAACAATCTTGCACTGCCTGAGTAACTTCTTATCCCATCTTTCAAAGTTCTATCAGTGTCTCCCATAGAAGTGGTTTCTATAACAGCTTGACTCATAGAAAAACTCCAGTTTTGCACCTTAGCTTTCTTTGCGTCACCTACATATAAGGCTCCTGTCCTTCCCGAATAAAGTGTTGACACGATCTCTAACTAAAACATTGCGTTTATTCTACGGTGAATCGAGACAAGCGACAAAAGAACAACTAACATTACTAATTCCAGGTTGAACACTTGTTACTTTTGGAGGCTGAGAATATCTCCATTTTAAACCTAATCTTGTTTCTCCCGTACCAGCATCATTATGTATTTCTTTCCTTAGAAAATAACCCGATCCAGCACCTTCTATTCCTAGTGACCCATTAGCATCTGTAAATTGAACATAATCATAAACAGACATAACATCATCATAATTATCTAAAATTAATCCAACTTGACCATCAGTGATATTTGAAAAGCTAAGATTCAACGTTGCATTAACTCTTTTGTTCCCATAACGCAAATGTGTTTTTGTGCCATCTAAAGATTCAAATGTAGTACTGGGATACTCGCCAGGAGAAAAATTTCTGGACGTTGGCTTGATGTCAGGAAATGGTTGTGCTGTTGTCATTAGATTAATCTCTTAAAGTGATTTTCAGTGCCATCCCATCCACTTAGGACAGCCAATGAGCCAGTAGACGTTAATGGTGTATGACTGCCAGAAATCTCTACTAATCCTTCTTCTGAGTAAGAAATAGTCTCGACTTTATAAGCTCTACTCGATGTTACTGTGTTTTTTATAGTAAATAAAACACCGTTATTAGGATCTTCAGTAGGAAGTGTTGGCCTTTTATCAAAATCCACTGTCGCTTCTCTTACACCTTCTGTTCCAGGCTCCCACCAATAAATATCTTGTGACCCTGTAAGCGTATCTGTACTAATGACATCACCATCTTTAGTAATAACACCATTTTGATACTTATTTGTATGACTAGCTTGACTAACAAGTTTAAAATAATCCCCTGGGGCTAAGTTTATACAGTATTGAGGTGCGGTTTTAAAGGTCAAGCCATGATCTACTTCTCTTCTTAGTTTTAAGATATATTTTGCATATTTAATTGCATGTTCTTCAGTAGTGCAAAAGCCTGACATGTCATATTTCTCTATAGGATCAAGTTCCGAACCACCATGATCATATTCATATTTTGTATTATCTATTTGTGCTTGAGACAAACCAGACTCCCAACCATCTTGCAAATCTGATAGACCCTTTAATCTAAGCATTACAGATTTTGTTTCTGCAAAAGCATTTTCTTTTTCTTTTCGATACAAAACATTAGCCTTAAATAATTGTTTTTCTTCTGGTGATAAGAATGAAACCTGTAAGTCTTTTATATTTCCATCAGTAAACAAGGTTTTAATATCTATTTTCGCTTCGTAATCAATTTTATGATCATCTTTCTTGTATGGAACTGCTGGAATTAAATTAAACTTTCCTCCGATTACTGTGAAATCTAATAAATTAAATGTTGCATGTTCATATAGAAATTCTCTTAGATTAATTTTATTACTAATAACTCCATCCCAAGTAAAATTATTAAATTTGCAAAACTTAGCTCCTTCTGTCATATCTCCTACAGCACTTACACCAACTAACTTTCCAGCCCCTAAATATTCATCTGTAAGAAGGGCATAAGCAATTTCTACAAAATTATTACTAGCTTTCTTAACTCCTCCATCTATTAAATCAGTGACTTTAATACCTTTCTTAAAGTAGGCTGATATCTGAGTAAAGTTAGTCCACTCTTTTGCACTGTTAATTCTTATCCCACCTATAGCTAAATCCATATAAGAAGCAGGATTCGCAGGTTTAACTATTTCATTTACATAAACTATTTCATGTTCAGGCCCGTCTTGATGGCTTTTTTGTTCCATGCCAGGAAATTGAACATAATCAGCTATTGCATCAGCAGGGTTTAAACTCTTTGAAAAAAGACTAGAACTTTCTTCTTTATCTTCAATTTTAGTAATTGTTAAATTAACAGGACTGCCAAAAACTTTATAACTACCGTCTGCGTTTGTATCAGAAGGTAATCCAGAAGGTCTAGCAATCGTTACGATATCGCCAACCTTATAACCAGTACCTCTATTAACAATGTTCCAACGTGCAACCCAATCTTTCCAAGAACTCCATGAGATACGAAGGTCTACTGTTAAACCTGTACCTGTTCCACCTGAAGGAGAAACAGTATTGTTATAAAAACCACCAGGCATAATTAACTCCTAAACATAGATAGTAAGGTTTGTATCAGGTCGTTCAATCTTATAATAAGCAACTTCTCTAGGATTACTCTCACCATTAGCAACATCTACTGGTTGTTTATCAACAAAAGGATCTTCACCGTTGACAGGATCAATTTTTAATTTGTAAGTATTATTTAAATCACCCTCACGTCCAACAAGAGTAATTTCTGATTTTGCTTCTATCTCTATATCATAAACAGATTCACCAGCCTCGCCAAAGTACACACCAACCTCCTTGCCACCAACGTAGGCGACCCAAGCCCATTCATTAGCAGCACCTGGAAGGCCATAGCTTTTATTTAAAGAAATAAGAGTTTCATTATGATTACTTGAAGTTGTGTCGTAGTTATAAGAAACAGGAGTGTTGCTTACGGGTGGCCCTTCATAAATAGGCCCATATTGAACAAAACCTACTTGAGGATTTGACCCTTCTGCAATGCTGCTACTTAACTCACCAACAGGCCCATTATCTAAATCAATTTCTCTGTTATAAGATTCTATCCATTCAGGATTTGATACGTCATCATGGGTTAATTGCAAATCATTTATTCCAGCAAATTCAACAACAAATGTTCCATAATCTTGTGTTTTACAAGCAAAACACGGCTCGTGATTTCCTGTTTGCCAACTTGTAGTTAAAGTTGCATTTAATAAATTAAACTTTTGATTTATATATTTAATTACAACATTATTACCATTATAAGGTTTAAATCTAAACTCAAATTGACTATTGTTTTCCATCCCCATTCCAGGGTGAATAATTTTTATATAATTATATTGAAAGGCTGGTGAATTTCCTCTTACACAAAAAAGACCACTATGTTCATTTGCTATCTCATTATTAATATCATTCCATACGCCATTACTACCAGCAGTACGAACCTGTAATTTAAAAAAAGAATATCTTTTTATATATAAATCAATCGTTCCAGCTTGAAAATTACCTTTATCTTCAAAAATACCATCAAGAACAGATTTGTCTGGGATTGTATTCATATTGGCTCCTCGAATATGCCCAAAAACTTTTGATTTAAGTCCTATTTCTGTAATTGAACAAGGTCTGCTATTTGTAATAGTTGCCATCGCAACTTTCTGAAGTATTGGGTTCCTAAATGCTTGTGCATAAAATGGCCCAGTAATATCAGTCATCTCTTGAAATTCTCGATAACCATCTTCACTTCCTACCCTTACTTCTGCTGTTGTCCATCGTGGAATATTTCCATGACCATCCCTTAAATTAGCAACCATAAACGGGGTTAAAGCAGCGTCATAATCGATAGAGCTAGGCTCAACTACTTTAAAAATATATTTTCTTTCAATACCTGAATACAAAGGCTCGTCTTGTCTCCAAGGTGTTCCTTCTGGAGCCTCTGTTAAAGTGTCTTCAATATCAGTACAAACAATTAAACCGTCACCAGCCATATACATTTCACCAATAGCAATATTGGCATCTATTTCTTCTCGGATAGAACGTACCATTGATATAACATCTTCTACTCCATGAGGTTTTGTTCCCACTTTCATATTGTCAACATAATCTTGGACATTTTCTAAAATCTGATATGCAACCGTATTCCCTTCAACTGTTGGAGTGTTGTTAGCAAAACCAACAAAACCAGCTCTTGTAGGCCAAAAGGTATTTATTTTTTTACGTTTAACCCATAATGCTCGTATTGCTTTTTTATCCATACCCCTAGTTTCAAAAACAAATTCATAAGGGAGTTTTACGACATTTGCATTTGGCATTGGACTATATAGACCAAAAATTGCCTGTGTCGTTGGGTTTCTAGTTCCACTAAAAGCTGCAACTTTTAAATCATTAGGAACTCCGCCTGTTAAAGAAGGAATAGTTCCTGCTTTCCAAGTGTCTGTAAAAACATCATCTGGATAAGGGAAAGGCATCCCCACTACCTCAGACTCCGTATATCTATCGGCATCTGAGATTCTATTATTTTTATTCATCTCACTAGATTTAAAAAATAAATCTAATTTTTTCTTGCTATAAGTTGATAATAAAAGATCTCCAATAGCGTAACCAGAGAAATCTGGACGAGAACCAATCGCAT